GGCCTGCGTCGTTCATCACATCACCGCCGCCCGCAACTGAAACAATCGTCTTACCTTAAAAATACCATTGTAGCGGGGGCGGGACTCGAACCCGCGACTTTGAGGGAATGAACCTCACGAGCTGGCCGTCTGCTCTACCCCGCGATGTTTGATGCTGCAAATTTTCATCTTTCCTACTGCACGGGCAAAAAGAGTGTAAAACTTTGCATATCTTTTTCTTGCAGTCGCCCGATAGTACCACTTTTGCAGAAGCAAAAGCCCCGATACGGGGGAATGTTTAATACTTTATTTATGAATGGCAACGAAAAAGGAACTCGAAGAAAAGAAAGAGTATGCACGCCTGCTTTTCATGCAGGGGGAAACACAAAAGGTTATCGCGGAAAAGGTCGGGGTATCGGCCGTAACGATTAACAAGTGGGTGGCCGAAAACGGCTGGCAGGAACAACGCGCGGCGTCCAACATCACACGCCCCGAACTGGTGAACAAGCTGCTGCACACCATTGATAAACTCATCGAACAGGTAAACGAAAGTGACGACCCCGAAGCAATGGCGGGGCTGGGCGACAAGCTGGCGAAACTTTCAACGACCATCGAACGCCTCGACAAAAAGGCGTCCATCGTGGACGTGATAGAGGTATTCATGGCGTTCAGCAAGTGGATGCAGTTCCGCATGTCGTTCGACGACGGGATTACGCCCGAACTGCTCAAAACCATCAACAAGTATCACGACCTGTATATCAGCGAACTGTTACAGAACAAATTCAACCAGTAGCCTATGGCTTCAAAAGCGGAATTAAGGGAAGCGGTCGAAAGGTGGCAGAAGCACTGCGAGACTGTGCAGCAGGCCACCGTGGTGAATACCGCGGAAACGGAAAGGGAGAAACTGGCACGTATCAGGCGCGTGCGTTCCGACTATGCCGCTTTCGTGGATTATTATTTCCCGCACTACACCGTGAACCCAGAAACGGGAAAACAGACGTCTTGCGCGCCGTTCCATATCAAGGCGGCGAACAAGGTGCTGAAAGAACGCAACCTGAAAGCGGCGTTCAAATGGCATCGCGGCGCGGCAAAGTCCACACATCTGGATATTTTCATACCCATGTGGCTGAAATGTCAGGAAACGCGCCAGATTAACGTCATGGTGCTGGTGGGCAAAAGCGAGGACAACGCGAACACGCTGCTGGCCGACATACAGGCGGAATTACAGTTCAACCAGCGGTATATCCACGATTTCGGGCAGCAGTACAATAACGGTTCATGGGAGGAGGGCGAGTTCGTGACAAAGGACGGCACGGCATTCTTCGCACGTGGACGCGGACAGTCACCGCGCGGTCTGCGTTACCGTAGCCACCGACCCGACTACATCGTCATAGACGACCTCGACGACGACGAACTATGCGAAAGCCCCGCACGCGTCACCCGTCTTACAAATTGGGTGAAAGAGGCTCTGTTCGGCGCGCTGGACGGCGGACGCGGACGCTTTATCATGGTGGGCAACCTCATTTCAAAGAACAGCGTGCTGGCCAACTTCTGCGCCATCGACGGGGTGCATGTGTCACAGGTGAACATCTGGGACAAGGACGGGGGCGTGTCATGGGCGGCCAAATGGACGCCCGAAGAAGTGAAAGCCATCGAGAGGTTTCAGGGGTATCGCTCGTTTCAAAAAGAGTACATGAACAACCCCATCACCGAGGGCGCGGTGTTCCGTCAGGACTGGATTAAATGGGCGACACGTCCCAAATGGAAAGAATTTGAAGAACTTATCCTGTACATCGACCCCGCATGGAAAAGCAGCGTTAAGAACGACTACAAGGCGGCAAAACTGTGGGGAAAACGCAAAACGCAGCTGTGGCAGCTGCGCGCGTTCGTCAGGCAGGCCACCATTCCCGAAATGGTAAGGTGGTGTTATGACCTGTTCGAGTGGGCGCAGGAAACGGGTATCGCGATAAAGTTCTACATGGAGGCCAATTTCATGCAGGAGGAAATTCTAAAAGATTTCAAGACGGAGGGCGATTTGCGCGGCTACCAGCTGCCCATTCTGGGAGACAAGCGCAAGAAGCCCGACAAGTTCCTGCGTATCGAAAGTAGCGCGGCAAACTGGGAACGCGGCTTTGTATATTACGACGAAAGCCAGAAACAAGACCCCGACATGCTCGCGGGGCTGGAACAGACCCTCGCGTTCCAGAAAGGGATGCGGGGACACGATGATGCGCCCGACGCCGACGAGGGCGCAATATCACTGCTTCAAAAGCACTCACGGATCAGTAGTTTCACTCCGTCGTTCGGCAGGCGGAACAATGCAAAAAATGTATCATGGTAAGAAAGTATTTCAAAGCACTTGTGTTTGAATGGCGGCTGAAACGCGCCAAGAAAAAAGCGGCCAGCGACGCCGCACTGTACGGGAAAAAGTTTCTGGTGGTCGTATTCGGCGGAAAGCCCGTCGTGGTTTCCATGCAGGGCATTAAAAAGCTGATACGGCAGCACCGTTTCGCAAAGGGGTTCACGGCCGAGAAAGCCGAAAAATGCGCGCTGTACGTCGCCATACCTGACAACTCAAAAAAGCAAACGCCATGTTCCTGACGATTGAAGACTACCAGAGCGTGTGCGACAGTTTCGAGTTCGAGCAGGTAACGGCCAGCGAAGCGGAACGCCTCACGGCGGAACGGGCGGCAATGGAGCAGATTTGCAGCTACACCCGACACCGTTACGACATGCAGCAGGCATTTGCCGCCGAGGGTGAGCAGCGCAACGCCATGCTGGTGCAGTGCATGGTAAACATCACCCTTTGGCTGATGATTCACCGACTGCCGCAGAACATGGGACACGAAAGGCGCGAATGCCTGTACAACGATTCCGTGAAATGGCTGCGCGACGTCCAGAACTCCAAAGCGTCGCCAGACCTGCCGACATATACAGGCACGGACGGGGAAACGGACGCACACAACCCCGTCCGTTACGGCTCTATGCCCCCGAACAGATACGATTATTAAACGGTATTTAATCACTAATTAAATGGACTTAATCAGTAGCATTAAACAGGCTTTCACGCGGCACACATACACCGAGGCGGACATGGACAGGCTGATACGGTTTGCCAAAAGCAAACAGGGGCTTAAACTGACCGCGCAGCTGATGCAGCAGACCGACAGCCTGACAAAGAAAGACATTGCGACATGGCGGCAGGCATGGCAGGCCGCCATAAGCATAGACACGCCGAACCGCGCGCGACTGTACGACATCTATACCGACTGCCTCGTGGATCTTCACCTGACGGGATGTATCGGACAGCGGAAAGGAAAGACGCTGCAAAAGGATTTCCGACTGGTGGGAAAGGACGGAAAGGAAAAGGCCGACGCCACCAAACTGCTGCAAAGGGAGTGGTTCAACGATTTCTGCGACCTCGCGCTGGACAGCCGCTTTTGGGGGCACAGCCTCATACAGCTGGGCGACATCGTGTCGGACGAGAACGGGATGCGCTTCGAGGGCGTGGAAATTGTACCGCGCAAGCATGTATGCCCCGAATACGGGGTTATTACGCCAGAACCCGCCGCCGACTGGCGCACGGGCATACCATACCGCGACGGGGATTTATCCCTGTGGTGCGTGGAGGTGGGAAAGCCCAAAGATTTGGGGCTGCTCCTCAAATGCGCGCCCTCCTGCATAAGCAAGAAAAACATGCTGGCGTTCTGGGACATGTTCGGCGAGATATTCGGCGCACCCATGCGCGTGGCACGAACCAACACCACCGACGAAGCGGAACGCCGACGCATCGAGGGGTCGCTTGACAAGATGGGAGCGGCATTCTGGGCGTTGTTCCCAGAGGGCACGGACATCGAAATTAAGGAAAGCAGCCGCGGGGACGCTTACAACGTCTATGACAAGCGCGTGGACAGGTGCAACAGTGAACTGTCCAAAGGCACGCTGATGCAGACAATGACCATCGACAGCGGTTCGTCCCTGTCGCAGTCGGAAACGCACCTTGAAATTTTCGAGGACGTGGTAAAGGCCGACGCAAAGATGGTGGCGAACGTCGTAAACGACAAGCTGCTGCCACTTATGGCGCGGCACGGTTTCCCCGTGCAGGGGCTGACGTTCCAATGGGACGACGCGGCATCGTTCAGCCCCGCCGAAAGGCGCGAGGAGGAACGCCTGCTGCTGGAATATTACGAGATTGACCCGCAGTATTTCGTCGATAACTACAACATACCCATCACGGGCGTGCGGCAAGCAAAAACACAGCCTGACGCTTTTTTCGGGTAAGCCCCACGGGTGTGGGGCTGCGCAGGGGGTACAAGGCTTTCAACGCGGCGTTGCGTTCGCTTTACGGGCGTGAACTGCTGACGCTGGCCGAGGGCGGACGGCCGTTTGACTTCGACGACGCGCTGTTTGACGAGGCGGCAAAGACGGTGTACCAGAACGGGGGATTTGATGTTTCATGCCTGACAGAACCGCAGGCGCAGGCTCTCATTAACGAGACGCT